AGTGAAATAGTCTCCCCTGACAGAATTGTACAAATCCCGTCCACCATTTATAAAAACTACAGTTTTTAAATTTCCTTCCTTAGCGTGATAAAGCAAATCTTCCTTATCTATTCTATCCTCATTATGAAATTTTCTTAGATACTCTAAGGCTTGATTTAGTGTATATTCTTTTCTTGGTGGTAAATTTAGCATAAACGCCCCTTTCGCATTCATCCTTATTGGTAGGAGCGCATCAACAAGATAAGGTTTCTTGCTTTCGGGGATCAGCCTAGATGCGCTTTATTTGATTAATTATTCCTTTACTTTAAATGGATAGTGATATTGCCTAATCGAGTTTCTTTTCCGTCATTTCCAATATGCGTTATTGTTCCGCTAATGAACGGTTTATTTTCCTCTTGTTTTTGTAAAATCCGTTGAATGATAGGGCGTTGCAATTCCTGTTCCGCCCAGCTGGATAATGTTTCGTCTTGTTCTAGTGGTTTTGGTTTTTCTTTTATCTCGTATATTAGATAACAAAATAAGGCGATAGCGCATATTAGAAAAGCCAGTAAGGGCCATTTTAATATTGGCCAAAAGATGAAAACCAACAAGCCAACAAAAAGCAATATAGCCAAAAATAACAAAAAATCTAAAGCAGAAAATACAAATGAACCAAATGCGGATAAAACGGATTTAATCATACTTTTCTCCTTGTTTTCCTGTTTATTTCTTGTTCTATTTTATCAAAGTTTAGATGCGTTAAGCTACGGCTATTTTTTGTTCATTCGAAAAGTTTTATAATAGCCTCGCTTTGAATTTAGAAATATTTTCAAAGTCTTCTAAATGTGAGCGGCTTACTTTTTCGGAAGTTTGCCGCAAATCTTAAGAAGGGGCGATCCACAAATGCCTAAATTAACGTCCTGTATGTAAGTTTTTGCCAAAATAGCCCAACATTGTGAAATGTCGGGCTTTTCTATTATTTGAACGCTTTTTTTAATTCTTCTTCTGCAACCTCTTTTGCAATTCTTAGAGCCTGTGCCTCACCAGATTTAAAGCCTTTTTCCATATAATGGCGACCTTTCATTTTTACTGTGCCATATTCAACCATCCACCAGTAAAACGGATCTGATTTATCTTTTGTATTTTCCCCAATTTTCGCCATTCTACGGCCGTTTGTTCGCATAACTCGAATTGCAGTGATACCACTTAGGCCATCTTTGGCTACCCTTGTTTTATGTCGAACGTTGTTTTTAATTGTTCCTTTTTGTCGGAAATTAGTGCTTGTCTTCAATGTTGGAACATTCGGCTTGATTGTTTTTTCAATCGATTTGGCCGCGCTATTTAGTCCTTTTCTAATTGCTTTTGCCGCGACTTTGTTTATATCCTTATTTAGTTTTTTAAGTTTTGCTCAAGTTCTTTTAAGCCTCTTATTTGAACTGCCATAGTTTCCCTCTGTAGTTATAAAATCAATACCATTAAATTGTTCTAATGCGTGTTTGTGTTCATCTGAAAGCTCGAAAATCAAATCACCATATTCAAGTTGATAAGTGCCGAAAGACATCAGAAAGGCTACGGCTGGGTCGATTTTGTTTGCGGCTTTCTTCTTGTTTGGTTTAATGTTGGCGTTGGCATCGGTTTCCATCACCACATTGGATAACGCCCAGGTAAGCACTGGATCGCCATGATGCTCTATCATCTGTCTATTTATTAATACTTCTGCACTTTTCGCCACCGGGCTAAATCGTTGATAGGTTTGCGGGAATGGTTCAACCTCAAGCCCTGCCGCTTGTAATTGTGTGCGTAGGTGAGTTGCGTTCCATACGTCAAAGCCAATCATCTTAATATTGAAACGTTGTGCATCTTTCAAAATATCATCTCTGATTTTGTCGTAGTCGATACAATCGCCCTCGGTTGCAATCAGCCAACCACTACGCACCCAGTTTCGATACATCGCACGGTTTTTATTTGCCACGTTATTAAGTTGAAATTCGGGTATATAATGCCGAGTAACTAACCGCACTTTCTTCCCTTGTGGAAAGGTATAGCAAAGACTGGTTAAGTCATTGGTGCTAGATAAATCCAGTCCTAAATAGCAATCTTGGTGAAGTAAATCGCTTTCGGTGTACTGCCGTTCGCATTGCGCCCAGTTGCCTTCGCCTAGCCACGGGGTTGTGCCTTGGCACCATACATTGAATCGCTTAGTGAGCATTTCCACCCATTCGGAAGGAATTCCCCTCGCTTTCTTGATAGTGTTCTCAAAATCAAGGTAAGGAATGGATTTACCAATATTGGGATTGGCTTTTATCCAGTTCTCTTGTTTGTCGATTTCACTTTCTTCATCTAATTCAAAAATCAATACGAACAAGCTGTCGTTTTGTTCATTCCCTTCAAGGATTTGTGCACAATAATCATAGTGCTGTTTGCAAGCGGAAATCACATTACTTCCCGCGGTTGTTATGGCAAAGAGCAAACCTTCTGGGCGTGCGCCTTGTCCTAGCTCTAATGCGCTATAGACGCTGTTGTCCGTGTGTAGGTGATATTCATCAACAATCGCTAAACTAGGGTTTGTGCCTTCAATGGTTGAAGATTTAGCAGCCAATGGGCGCATGATACTGTTGTTCTTAGGGTTGATGAGTTTGTGCTGTTGAATATTGAGCCGTTTTTTCAGTAAAGGCGAAAGTAAGCACATTTGACGCGCATCATCAAAAACGATTCGGGCTTGATCTCGACTCACGGCTGCCGTGTATATATCTTGTTGGCCGCCTTCCATCACCAAAAACCAATTGGCTAAAACGGCTGCTACCGTTGATTTGGCGTTTTTTCTTGCTACTTGAACGTAAGCAGAGCGATATTTTCTTAATCCTGTATCTTTTCGTTTAAAGCCGAGAATGTTAGCAAAGAGAAAAACTTGCCAATCTGAAAGAATAATCGGCTCACCGCGCAAGTGTCCTTTAACGTGTGGGCATAGTTTCGAGAAAGCGATAAATTTTTCTACCGCACTTTGATCAAAGAAATAATCGGGGTTGTTTAAAATCGTTAAAATAACGCGCTACGGCTTGCTTTATCTTCTTACAAGCCACTATTTCACCTGATTGAATTTTCTCTGCGTATGCGTGCCAGATTGCCATATTTAGCCTACATTGTGAGGATTTCATCAATCATATCGGTTGAATCAACTTCAACAGGATTTTTTCTACGGCTAACTGGATCAAAGCCTAACAGTGAGGACATTTTCACCATCACTTTTTCTGCATCAGCTTTCGCGGATAATGCGGGGTTTCTTGACTGCGTGCCTTGGCTATTGACGATTGAAAAGCCGTTTTTGTGAATATCTTCAACGGCTGCACGGAAAAGAGAATAGTTCACGCAATATAACTCAAGGTGAATTAAATCGGCATCTTGAATATCGCCACGTTCAAGAAGTTGAGGGATACGCTCTTTCCATACTGATTTAGCAATCGGATCTAAAAAACTTGGCGGGGTGTGTAAATTCTTCTTTTTGGCTGTCATTGTGTTTCCTTATTTTCAAAAAAATTACCTTGCATAAAAATTAAAGGGGGCGGGCGGTTCTTTAGGCTTGCGACTTTCTTTCAAAAACTCCCCCCACCTGTTCAAATTGTCTTTTTGTAATCGTTGAATTTAAAGCAAAGTCCAAAGTTGGATTTTGTTCAAAATTTATACCAAACCAAATTTGGATTGGTTAGCTCAGTTGTTACCATATGACCACAACTCAACTGTGGATATATCACCATAATTCAGTTGTACACTTATGTACTCAACTCACTTCTTCGCACCAAATCCGCGTTGGTCTATCACTCGTGTTTTATAGCTATGGCAATCACGGCACAAAGATTGATGGTTAGATCCAACCCAAAATAGCGGGTCTGCTTGTCCGTTCTCAACTGGCTTGATATGGTCTATCACTGTAGCGGGCGTGTAGATACCTTTCTCTAAGCACATCACGCAAAGAGGATGATGCTTTAAGTATTGTGCTCGGTATTTGCTCCACTTGTGATCGTAACCTCGTGTGCTGCTGTTTGGGCGGTTGTCCTTTGGCTTATGCTCTTCACATCTGCCCGACTTCACTTTGTTTCTACATCCTGGATAACTACAACGTTTTAACGGTTGATAAGGCATAGCTATACCCTTAGTAAGCGCAAGGCTCTCTATAGACTTCCCATAATGCGGAAATCGTCATGGGTGCTTGTTTAAGATTGGCTAAGTCTGTTATCGCCTCTCGGTTTGTGTAGAGGTAGGCAATATACATTAAGCAGCCGACTTTAATTGATGGCGTAAACGGAACGGTATTTTCTGTTTCTTCATCACCAAAGATTTTGCCTATATGCTTTTGGCATACTTCCAATGTTGCGACCTTATAGGTTTCGAGTAACTCATCATCTAAATCATGATCAAGATTTAAATGCGCTTTGATGTCATCGATGGTTAAATTAATATTCGCCATAAGCCTCGCCCTCTTTACACATTAACTGCAATTCTCGGTGTGATTCCATACTGTCAATCACCGAATAAATATCAAATAGTCGTTTACCGTATTTAATTCGCATTTTGTTTGTAATGCCCTCAATGTAGCGAATGCGAATGCGGATGATGTTTTCACCCATTTGAAACGGGCCACTAAAATACTCTCGCCCTTGCAATGGCTCTACACTGGCTCGGACGGTTGCGATATGTTTCCAAAATGCTTTGTGCTCACCGTGTAGATTGGTTTCTCGCTCTCGGGGATAGTTTCTCGCCTCAATGGTGATGACCTTGTTATATTTCCCCGCCTTAAGCATCACTGCCATTGCTTGCCCCCTGTTCTTGTTCATCACCGCGTTTAACTTCTACAGTTTGTTTCCAAGCCTGGCTAAATTCATCTCCACCTTCATAAGGCGGTAAACCTTCACGGCGGCGAACTTCATTCGGAGACATTACACCCGCTTTGATTGCTACATCATAACTACTGAAACGTTCGCTTTGACTGGTGCGCAATAAGTCGCTTGTATCAAATTCTATTAAGTAACGTTTATTGCTGTTGCTGCCTAAATCAATCATCAAGGCATCTTTGAGCTGTTGTTCAAAGTTAGTAAGCCAAGGGCGCAAGGTTTGAGAAAGAAATGCTCGGCTCGCCTCACTGAAATTCGAATAGCTACTATTCGAATAATCTTGTAAGAAAATCGGGCTAATATTGTAGATTCGGGCTATATCGGAAATGGTGAACGTGCGACTGGCTAACCATTCTGCATCTTGGTTTGTCATGCCCAATTGTTTATATTCCATTGAGCCTTCAAGAATAGGCGTTTTACCTGCATTCTTCGCACCCTTGTAACGCTCAAGAGCTTTCACGGCTTTCTGTGCTTTTGCATCATCTAACCATTCAGCCGTTGAAATAAGTCCGCTTGCCATCAATCCGTTTTTCATAATGGCTGCACCATGGCGTTGTTGAGCTAAACCTAATCCCACCGTTTCACGGCAAACTGTTATCGGAGAACGCCCCATAAATCCATCAATAGAACTATGGCGTAAATGTAAAATCTCATCTTGAAGATAGTTTTTGGTTACCCCGTTTAAGTCTGTGATTTGATAAATATATTCACCGGTTACTTTACGGAAGATATTTACCGCACTGGGTTGATAAGGCGTAAGGCTTATTGGTTCGCCTTTGTTATTCCACTCAATCACGGCATAAGCGTTACCATTTAGCAAACAATGGCGCATCATCGTATTTTTGAATTGATACGGTGTTTGGCTGCGATTTGGCATTTCATTGAGAAGATATTCAACAGGATGACGATAGATTCTTTCTCGGCCATCTTCTTTTAGTGCGTATAGATAACAAGGCATTGATGCGACCGCCTCTGAAATGACGGTAACGGCATTCATCACGGCAGGTAACGATTCTGCAGTTTGTGGACTGACAAATTCGCCCGCACCTGTATTGTTTACGCCCATGTAAGATAAAAGCTCTTCGATTGTGGTTAGCTCGCTACGTTGCTCTTTTCGTCTAAAAGGATTCCACATATTAAGCCTCCATCACATCAAGCCACTGTTTCAAAAGTGCGGTAGAATGTTCTTGTGTTTTTTCTTTGGCCGCGACCATCGAACGCTTAGCAATTTCTACACTACTTTCAGGATAGGCGGGAATGCTTGTTACGGTAACCTCAAAGAGTTCGGCTTTTTGTACAGTTCGTTGGCAAGGCTCTACATCAAAATTCCATTCTTCTTGACTGGCTATAAATCCAAAGGACATGCCTGTAATATCACCGCGCGCCACACTCACCAATAAATCTTTCCCAATAGTTGTATTGGGCGGGGTGAGTTCAAAGCGTAAGCCGATTGAATCTTCTTCTAGCTTTAATGTTCCCGCACTGGTGCGACCGAGTAACTTGGTGTAGTCGTGTTCAAAGAGTGCACGAACATCTTCGCCACTGGCTAAACTTTCACTGAATGCTTTAGGCGCAAAGGATTCTACAAAATCACAGTAAAGCACTTGTGAAGGACTGTTCCATTTGACCGCATAACCAACGAGCTTTTGATTCTCTTCATCGGTCGCAATGGTTGCAGAGCGGATTTCAAATTCTTTCTTCATTTTTCACCTATTAAGCAAAAAAGGGGCTTTCGCCCCTCTATGATTTATGCCGTTGTCTCAATCACTTTAATTGCGTTGGAATCTACCACGCCACCACCTAAATATTTATCGGTGTGGACTTTATAGAAGCCTGGCTCGGTTAAGTTGTCTGGTCGAGTTCGTACGCCTGTTTCATGATCGACAATGAAGTAACCACGTTTGAAATCACCAAAGGCAATAACGGCTTGATTTGCACCACCTGTCGGCATTGTCTCTAAGAAGTAAACTGGACGGCCTAATAATGTAGCAGGTGCATCGGTTGTTAAACCATCGCGCCAAATGTAATCGCCATTCTTGTTTTTGAGTTTTTGTAATGCTGCTGCAATGGTTGATGACATTACCCATACGGCATTTTTGCGGTATTTACTGTGAAGGGTATAGAACGCATCGATTAAAGTGTCTGCCTCAATTTTTGCTGCACCCGCTACTTCAATTTTTTGAAGTTTGCCGAATGGGCGCACTTTATCGTTTTCAGTTGTGCGTTCGTAGGTCAATAAACCTTTTGATTTTTTGTTACCATCACCAGAGGTTAAATCAACTTCTTCTGTTTCAGTGAAGGTCTCAGTGATTTCATCAGTGAGCCAACCTAAAACATCAATGCTTGAGAAGTCCAAAATCTCTTGAGTAGTTTTTGGATAAGCATAGATTGAATTTAAAGCAATGGTTACTTCATGCAGTTTCGGGGTTGCTGTGCCGTTGCGTGCTGTGCCTTCTGTGCCATGTTCAACGGTTGCACCACCAGCCGATACTAATTTTTTGTATTCTTTCGCACCGATAGGCAAGCGAACGACATTACAAAGCTGGCGCATGACGCTATCGTCTGTTAAGCGTTTCATGACCTCTTTGTCTAATTGAGGAATGACTGAATAGCCACCATCTTCACCGTTAGCTGTCGTTAAATTACGAAGTTCACCAGTTTTAATGTAATGGCGCAATTCATCATTTGAAAATTGTTTCGTGCTGCGGGTTTCTAATGGGTTAGATTGCGCACCAAGATTACGTTCTTCATCTGCTACGGTTTCGTATTTACTGATCTCATCACTCAATTGTTTCACTAAATCTTTCAATTTATCAAAATCTACTGATTCAGTTTCATCCAATGAACGATTTTCTTTTTCTGCTTTATCAAGCATTGCACGCATTTCTGCGACTTTTTTCTGCCTTTTGTTGGCGTAACTCGATTAATTTTTTAAGCATAATTAGTCCTTATTCATCATAGTTGATATCAAATTGAAGAACTGATGAAATCCATGCAGCTTGTTCTTCATCATAGTTATAGTCATAACTCTTTAATGAAATATTAAGAACAGATTTTAATTCGCTGTTATAAATAGTATTTCGAATTAACTCTGCAATATTATCTAATTCATCTTCGCCAGAGTGAGGTTTTAAATAAATAGCAATATT